TATTAAATGGCTACTCTCTCAACCTCAAATTTAACCCTAGCGGATTGGGCAAAAAGATCTGACCCAGACGGTAGAGTTCCAATCGTTGCAGAATTACTTTCACAAAGCAACGAAATACTAGATGATTGCGTATTTAAGGAAGGTAATTTACCTACTGGTGAACGTGTAATTATTAGAACTGGTTTACCATCAGTTTATTTTCGTGCATTAAACCAAGGTATTCCCGGCAGCAAATCAACAACTGCTCAAGTTGATGAAGCTTGTGCAATTCTTGAAGCACGTTCTGAAGTAGACAAAGACTTAGCAATGTTAAATGGTAACACTGCACAGTTCCGTCTATCTGAAGATACTGCGTTCTTAGAAGCAATGAACCAGACTCAAGCAGAGACTATGTTCTATGGTAATCCCGGAACAGATCCTAAGAAGTTTTTAGGTTTAGCACCAAGATATGGTGATTTATCTGCTGATAATGCTGTAAACATTCTTGATGCAGGTGGATCAGGTTCTGATAATGCTTCTGTATATCTAGTTGTTTGGGGTGACCAAACTGTATATTGTCCTTTCCCTAAAGGATCTAAAGCAGGTTTAACACACGAGGATCTAGGTGAGCAAACTGTATACAACAGTGATGGCACAAGACTACAAGCTTTTGCTACTCGTTATCAGTGGAAGAATGGTCTTGTTGTTAAAGATTGGAGATACGTTGTTCGTATTTGTAACATTGACATTTCTGACCTCCTTGGCAGTGCTAACACACAAACTGCTGCTGCATCAACAAATCTAGTTAAATTAATGGCTAGAGCATTGTACAGAATACCAAACATGGCAATGGGTAGAGCAGCTTTCTATATGAACAGAACAGTTCACTCTGGAATGTCTATTGCAGCACTTGATAAATCACAAAACGTCTTGTCAATACAAGAAGGTTTATCACAGTTTGGATCAGCACAAAGCTACTTATCATTCTTAGGCGTACCTCTAAGAAGAGTGGATGCGTTGATTAACAGCGAAGCTCGTGTTGTTTAATTAATTTATTAACAAAGGAGATTAAAAATGATTACAGATTCATTACTCAGAGTAAGTGAAGATCAAGCACTTACAACAACTGCTGTATCTACTAACACTGTAGATCTAGGAACTGCTAGAGACATAGGTGAAGGTACTGCGTTGTATATGAACTTTGCTGTTACTACTGCATTAGCAAATGGTACAAGCGTAAAGTTTGAAGTTATTACTAGCGCAAACGCTAACTTGTCTAGTCCTACTGTTATTGGTAGCAGCGATGCAATCCTTACAGCAGCACTTACATTAGGCAAAAACGTAGTTGTACGTTTTAACCCAGATATTGCTGGCAAAGGCCAGAGATATATTGGTGCTAGATACACAATTGCTGGTACTTTTAACGCTGGTAAAGTTACTGCTGATATAGTAGAAACAATCGGTGACGGTAGAAAGTTCTATGCTTCTGGTTTTACCGTAGCTTAATAAGGAGAATCTATGCCTATTTACAGAGCTAAAGTCAAGTGTTTCGTTGGTCAATCCATGCGAGAACCTGATGAAGAGTTTGAATATAATGGAGAGTTCAATAGTAATATTGAATTAGTTGGTGGAACTGAATCTGATCTACCTGTGGCGTCTAACACATCAACCGTAGTGTCAGAAGATGTTCAGCCAACTACTCAATCTATTGATTACGAATCAATGACTAAAGCAGAACTTGAAGTTTATGGTCGTTCTATTGGTTTAGAACTCGATAGAAGACAAACAAAAGAAACTCTTATTAGTCAACTTGAAGCAGCAAGTAAATAGGTATTGGTTATCTTATTTACACACTGGGGGCTAGTAGTATTACTGCTAACCTCCTCTTTTTTTAGGAGATGACATGGCAACTGAAGTAGATATTTGCAATCTTGCCCTAGCAAACTTGGGTGATGATGCAACAATAGCTACGCTATCCCCACCAGAGGGATCGGCACAAGCAGAAAAAGCTGCACGGTTTTATCCAATTGCAAGAAACAGTTTGTTAGCAATGCATACATGGAGTTTTGCATCTAAACGTGGTAATTTAGCTTTAACTACTAATACGTTAGATCAGTGGGATTATGCATATGCAACACCTGCTGACATGATGTCGGCTGTTGCAATAATATCTCCGACAGCACAAAACGATTACGCTACAAGAATGTCTGCTGGCGATACACCCGGTGGTATAACATCTAACTATGCTCCGACAATAGTAGCTGGACAATATACACCACAACAATTTGCAATAGAAGGATCATATATTTATACAAATCAAGAAAACGCAATGTTAAGATATCAAGCTTTTATAACTGATCCATCTTTGTTCCCACCTTTATTTGTTAATACATTATCTTGGCATTTAGCATCAATGCTTGCAGGGCCAATAATTAAAGGTGATCAAGGTATGGCAGAAGCAAAACGTTGTATAGAAATGATGCAAGGGTATTTAGCAAGTGCAAAGCAAGCAGACAATTTACAAAGAGATATTACGATAGAACATATTGTACCTTGGACATCTGGGAGGTAGGCAATGCCAACTACACGCACATTTTCTAAAGCTTTTTCAGCAGGTGAATTATCACCAGAAATGTTTGGGCGTATAGATGATGCAAAATATCAACAAGGCGCAGCAACAATGCGTAATTTTATATCCAAACCACAAGGGCCAGCAGAAAACAGACCGGGATTTGCATTTGTTAGAGAAGTAAAAGACAGTACAAAAGCTACACGATTATTGTCTTTTACGTTTAATACTGTACAAACCATGGTTATTGAGATGGGTAATCAATATTTTAGATTTCATACACAAGGACAAACTTTATTTTATAGCGATGGTGCAGCATGGAATGGTGGTACAAACTACGCTGTAGGCGATATAGCAAAATATAACAACGTAAATTATTACGCTAAAACAGCGCATTCTAATAGCCAGCCACCAAATGCTACTAATTGGTATCCAATGCCAACAAATCCAAACATATACGAAATACCATCACCATATTTAGAAGCAGAATTATTTGATTTGCATTATGTACAATCTGCTGATGTTGTAACATTAGTGCATCCTAATCATGCTCCAAGAGAATTAAGAAGACTTGGTGCAACTAAATGGGAGGTTTTGGTAATTAATTTTGGTAGTCCAATTGCAGCACCTTCTAATGTAAGTGTAACTGCTTATATACCAAATTCTTCTGGTACTAATAATGATACTTTTTTTACTCATAATTATGTTGTCACTGCTATTGCAACAAATTTAGTTGATGAAAGCGCACAATCTAGTGCTGCTTCTGTTAACAATAATATTTTTGTAAGTGGAGCAAAAAATACAATTACTTGGAACGCAGTTACTGGTGCTAGTAGATATAGAGTATATAAAGATCAAGGTGGTATATTTGGTTTTATTGGAGAAACTACAACTACAACTATTATTGATAATAATATTGCACCTGATTTTACTGTAACGCCACCAATATACGAAAACGATTTTGTTGGAACTGGTAATTATCCGGGTGCTGTATCTTATTTTGAACAACGCAGAGTGTTTGCAGGGCCAAATAATTTTCCGCAAAGTATATGGATGACTAAATCAGGTACTGAAAGTAATATGTCTTTTGGTTTACCTATACGAGATGATGACCGTATTGAGTTTAGAGTTGCTGCTCGTGAAGCAAACACTATAAGACACATTGTTCCATTAACACAATTACTATTGTTAACTGGATCAGCAGAATGGCGTGTAACTTCTGTAAATAGTGACGCTATAACACCTACATCTATATCAGTAAAACCACAATCATATGTTGGTGCTAATAATGCTCAACCAGTAATTGTTAATAACAGCATGGTTTATGCAGCATCTCGTGGCGGTCACGTTAGGGAGTTAGGTTATAACTGGCAAGCAAATGGTTTTATTACAGGAGATTTGTCATTAAGGGCAGCGCATTTATTTGACCATTTTGAAATTAAAGATATGGGTATGGCAAAAGCACCATTGCCTGTAGTTTGGTTTATTAATGATCAAGGCAAATTACTAGGTCTTACATATGTACCAGAACAGGCAATAGGTGCATGGCATCAACATGATACTGATGGTTTGTTTGAAAGCGTTGCGGTAGTTGCAGAAGGTGCTGATGACGTTGTTTATTGCGTTATTAAAAGAACTATTAATGGCGCAGTAAAAAGGTATGTAGAACGTATGGGAACAAGAATATATGCTACGCAACGTGATAGTTTTTTTGTTGATTGTGGTGCAACATACAATGGCACAAATACAAATACAAACCAAACAGTAACTATATCTGGTGGTACAAATTACACAAGAGGTGAAACTGTTACAGTAACCACTAACTATAATTTATTTAAAGCACCGCCTAATGTTTCTGATAAAAATGATGCGATAGTTTTAGTAGATGGCACTAATTTGTACCGTTTAACTATACTTGCTACATCAAGTCAAACAGTAGCAACCGCAAAATTAGATAAAAATTTACCTGCATCTTTGCGTAATACAGGATTAACTAATTACGAAGTTGCAAGAAATTCAATATCAAATTTAGATCATATAGAAGGTAAAACAGTAAGTATATTGGCAGATGGTTCGGTGCATCCACAAAGAGTAGTTAGTGGTGGTGCTATAACGTTAGAACGTGCAGCTAGTGTAGTTCATGTAGGTTTGGAATATAACAGCGATTTGCAAAGTTTACCTATGGCATTACAAGTAGAAGCTTTTGGTCAGGGTCGTGTTAAAAATTTAAATCATGTTTGGATAAGAGTATTAGAATCCTCTGGTATTTTTGCTGGCCCATCTTCTGACAAATTAATAGAAGCAAAACAACGTACAACAGAACCATATGGCACGCCACCAAGTTTAAAAACACAAGATATAAAAATTATGCTAACTCCTACTTGGCAAGATAATGGTCAATTATTTGTACGACAAACTGATCCGTTACCATTAACAGTTGTAGGTATGACATTAGAAGTTGCGGTAGGTGGATAGTGTAACCGTAAACAAGTAATATATAGGTATATTTATAAAATATGAAAACGTTGAGGTTATCACAACAATGAGTGATACAGGTTGGTCATCTTTAGGTTTCGGAGATAAATTTGGTCTTATAACTGGTATAGGCAGCACACTTACTGGCATGATTGCTAATAGGGCTGCTGCTAATACAGAAAGATATAAATTAAGAAGTCAAGCTTTAAATTTTGAGCATCAGCGTGACATGGCGAAGCTCAATAGACGAATGCTAGAAAGTCAAGCGCAACATATAGGCAGAGCATATAACAAACAAATAGCAATACGAACATTAAAAGCAGGTCAAGCAATATCTAGTACTAAAGCGTCATTTGCTGCAAGAGGTATACAAATGGGTGTTGGTAGTACTGCAAATGTTTTTGCTAGTGCTGAATTAGTAAAAGAAATAGACAGGTTAACTATGAACACAAATAAAGTTAGAGCTATGAATAATCAAAGATTGCGAGCAGTAAATATGGGTATTAGAGGAGATATGTTAGGTGTATCTGCTAATAATTTATTTTCTACTGCTTCTGCTGTTAGTCCATTTATGAATATGACTAGTACTTTGTTGACAGGAGCAACCAGCATTGTTGGTAATTTACCCGACAGTTTCTTTAAAAAATAATGGCAAAAGTACCTTTAACACCACAACAAGGATTAGAAATTGGTTCTGCACCACAATTTTCTGCTACTACAGTACAACCTGTACAAGATACTGTTACCGATGATTTAGTAAATTTTAGTAAGGCACAAAACGCAGTATCTGCTATTGCTTTTAAATTACAAGATGAATATAACGATGCAGAATCAAAAAAATTATATAACGAATTTTATAGTGAACTAGAAACAACTACTAGTAATTATTTAAATACTCAGGGTTTTGATGCAGTAAAAGTTGTAGACAAAGAAAATAACGAAACTGCATATGATCAAACTAATAAAAGTATAACTGACTTGCTTGCTTCTTATTCAAACAGAGCAAGTAATGGCGAAATTAAATATATGTTTGAAAATATGGCATCGGTGTCTGTAACGTCAGCGCAAAGTAAGATGACAAAACACTCTATAAAACAGCAACGATTAGCGCACGAGGCTGAAGTAACTGCATCTATTACTAATAAAAAAACAGCAGCAATGAACAGTTATGAGACTTGGCAAGATCCTACTGGTGATTTTGTTTTGAACTATACAGCAGGTTTAGAGTTGTTAAAAGAGCAAGCAGTATTAAAGGGTTGGAATATTGATCCTGATGCGGTAGATCCTAGTGGGAATAAGATACGAGTAAGTAGTCAATTTATTGAATCAGTAAATGATTACAATATGGAAATTTTAAAAGATCTTATAAAACAATTAGATGCAGACGGAAGCCATGATCAGATTACGTTAGTTCTTGAAAAATTTAAACCAATAATAAAAGAAGAAGATTTTGCAAATATATCAATATCAGTTAACGAAAAATATGACGATTACAACGGAGAAAAAATAGTAGACACTATTCTTTTTAATAATGGTAATCAAAATAGTGGTAATTATTTAGATCAAGTAAAAAAAATATTTTCATTAAATAGTAGTAATAATAGTTCTAATAACATAGGTGGATCTGTAAATGATGGTTTTAATACAAATGATGAATTACTTGATACAACAAACAATGAACGAAATGAAAACATAGAATTGTTAGAACAAATTAAAAATACTTCAAAATTTTATAAGCCAGAAACTACTACAAGATTAATACCAGAACATCAAACAACTCATTTGTTTGCAATACAAAAACTTGGCGTAAAAAAAGCAGATTCACTTTATACAAAAGCAAAATCACAAATAGATATAGATACAAAAAAATATAAAGAAGATGCTACATATGCTAAAAAAATTAATGAACAGATTATAGATAATTACAATAAATTAATTATCGAAGAAGCTGAAAAAATATATGGAACAACTGATCGTCTTCTTGGTGCTAGATATAGTAATCAAAATGAATATACAGTTGCTATTGCTAACGATTTAGAAGCAATAAAAAAAGGTATTAACTATGAATCTAGCGTTACAGAAAATATAGATTTAATTACAAATTTACGTCCATTAGATGTATTAAAAGAAGAATTGAAAAGTACAATTATAAATCCAAAACAATTAGAATATGCATTGGAAGATTTAGAAATTAAATACAATAAAATTAAAAATGAACGTGAAAGTGCATACAATCAGGCATTTAATAACGCAAAAGAAATAGCATTTGCTGAACCGGGGGGATGGAAAAATTTAAAAGCTAACGGTATTGACATTGATAATTTTACAAAACAAGATCAAGAGATATTAAAAAATGGACAGCCAGAAGAATCAGATATAGATACAGTAGTTGAATTAATTAACAACCCAGTAGAAGTTGCAACTAATTTAAATGCATATAGTAACAAATTAGATAATGGACAATATTTAGCATTAAAACGATATGCTGCATCGTTAAGAAGTGAAGACTCTGTAGTTGAAGCAACAGGTAATATCACCATGTTAAAAGCTACGTTAGACAGGTATGACATGGGTGACTTATATACGTCTAAGAAAAAAACAAAAAAACAAGATTATATAGCTATTCATGATGCATGGTTAAAAGAAATTAATGCACGACAAATATTAAAAGGTAATATAAAACTTACTATGGGTGAAAAACAAGAAGCATTAAATGATATTTTATTAGACAATGTTACTCTTGATTATAGATTTAATGACAAAAAAAATGTAAATATATTTACTGTTGATCAAGATGATTTAAAAAGAGTTTTTGTAGACGTACCTTATAATGGCCAAAACGTAAGAATATTTACAAGTAAAATTGATCCACAAGTTTTAGGGTTAATTACAGAAGCTTTACGCAAAGCAAATAAACCAGTTACGCAAGAAAATATTGCAGATTATTTTGTACGCAAAGGTCAACCTAAAAATATAGATGAAGCTTTTGCATATAAGGAGGAAGAGTAATGACTACAAATCCATTTGATGATTTAAATTCTTTAGCACCAAGTCAAAACTATAGTCAAAAAAATCCATTTGATGATTTATTTGAACAAGAAAATAAAGAACGTGAAAAACAATTAAAACAAATTTTACATACAGTTTCTACGTTAGATCCAGATAATACTGGTGAAGCACAAAAATTAGCAAATCGTTTAAATTTACCACCCGGTGTTGCATTAAATAGTGATCAAACATTAGAAATTTTAAAAGAAAGAAATAAACGACAAAATATATACCAATTAGATTTAGCGCAAACAAATCCAATATTAATGCGTCATTTAACTGATCCTAATTTTGCAGCAATTGCACAAGACAATGTAGAGCGTTTAGGTCTTATAGAAGGTGCATTTACTGGCGTACAAAATTTTCCTGAAAATGCAGCACAAGGATGGGAAAAGGGTAGATTACAATCTGAACAAGGTAAACTTGGTTTTCAAAAAGCTTTAAATGTAGAATTAGGAAAGTCAAACGAAATAATAGATCAACGTATACAAGAAATAAATGTAAGGTTAGCAGAGCTAGAAGGCGATGGTTCTGGTATGTGGGAAAACACTTTTACAATAGCTGGTCAATGGTCTAAAACTATGCCAGAAGCAGTTAAATTTGGTGTAGCTGGTGGAGCAACAGGTGGAACATTAGGATTATTTGGTGGCCCATTTGCACCAATTACTGTTAAAGGTGGATTTATTACTGGATTTATATGGGGCATGACAACTGGTTCTGCTAAAGAATCAACAATGATAGAAGCAGGTCACCAATATAATGCTCTTATAGACATGGGCGTATCACATGATGTAGCAAAAAATGTTGGTATATCAGTTGGTCTTGTTAATGGTGGTTTAGAATTTGTAGGTTTAGGTACATTAACTGGGCCATTAAGAAAATTATTAATAAGAGAGACTATGCAAGAAGTGAGCAAGTCTCTAATAAAACCTACTATGGTACAAGTTTTACGCAAAACTGGTACTGATGCATTTCGTATTTGGGCAACAGAAGTAGGTACTGAACAATTACAAGAATTAGTAAATATAGCAGGTGAAGATTTTGCTAATTATTTTGAAGAAGGAGAATTTGAAAGTAAACTATTAACAGCAGAAGGTAGAACAGAAATATCACAAAGATTAGCTGCTGTGTTCGAAATGGTAGCTACTGGTATGCTTCCACTTGCTGGTATTGGTGCAAGTCCTAGTTTTATAACTAATGTAAGCAAAGCAAACAAAGCAACAAAAGATGCTGCATTTATTGATTCACTAACTACTTTTTCTACTACAGATAAAACAAGAAAAAGAAATTCTAATTTATTTGAATCTTACATACAAGATGTAGCTAGTGATAAAGACATACCTAACGTTTTTGTAGACGCAGAAATATTTAATCAGCAGTTGAGAAATAATGGCATAACTATGGAGCAATTAGAATTGTTTTCACCAGACATAGCAAATGATTTAAAAGAAATAAATGGTACAGGTGGGCAAGGTGACGTTGCTATACCAACAGGTACATACGCTGCAAAAATTGCTGGTACGCAATTAGGCAATGCATTGCAACCACATATGCGTGTAAGACAAGACAGCATGAGTGCAACAGAAGCTGGTCAATTTGCAAGCGAAAGAGAATCTTTAAGAGAAGAAGCAGAACAAATATTAAATCAACAAAAACAATTAATAGATGAAATAAGACAAGACGCAAGCACTATACAAACAAATATAAATGAACAATTAAAAGCTACTGGTGTTTATACGCCTAATCAAACTAAATTTTTATCTTATTTTGTTAGAGATTTTGTAGTTACACAGGCAAACCAATTAGGAATAAAACCAAGTGAATTTTTTAATAAATATTTTTACAACATAACTACTGACGATAAATTTAACGTATCGCCAGAACAACAACTGTTTAACCAAGATGGTTCAGTAAAATTAGACACACCTGAGTTTAAAAAGTTTTTTGGTAAATCAGTTTTAAAAAATGCTGACGGCACACCACAAGTTGTTTACCACGGCACTACAGACAGCATAAGTGAATTCAAATTAGATCATCCAAAAAGATTAGATAGTGGTTGGTTAGGTACTGGAGTTTATGTAACTGATAATATTCTTTTAGCAAAAAGATATACAGAATTAAAAAAATCAAGAATAAAACAAGGTCGTTTACCTGCTGGCCCAACAGATCCAATTATTATGCCTTTGTATGTACGTTTAGAAAATCCATACAAAGCAACATTAGATGATAAAGAATTAGTTAGATCAGGACAAGTAACGGCAGATCAATTTAGAGATAATTTAATTGCAAAAGGACATGACGGTGCAATCATGCCCGGTCAAATGCAAGATGTTAGAGAAATAGTTGTATTTGATCCAAAAGCAGTTAAATCAACAATGAATAGCGGTACATGGAATACAGAAATAGCAAACATATATAAACAACAAGTACAAGAAATATTGGCACAAAGAGGTAAGCAAAAAAAGGGTAAGCCAGTACCACAAGCTGTATATCAAATAGCAAGAATTGTAGAAAATTTTGATTTTGCAGCTAGTAAACCATTTGCAACCAACCGGGATTTTAAATTAGAAATACAGAACCGTATAAAAGCAGAAGCAAAAAAAGCTAAAGTAAATGTTTCAGAATTTACTGTTGAAACAGAAAAATATCTTGTCAACACATTGTTAGATGATGCACGTTTTGCTTTGCAAGAGAATGCAAATGCTGTTGGTTGGTATAACGAAAAAGTTAGTAAAGCATTAGGTGTACTTTCTATAATTCATCCTGAGATTGCTACTGATGTTAAATCTAATTTTATTTTTAAATGGGCGTTAGCTGTTACATCTAACGGTATAAAAGTTGATAAAAACTTTGAATTAGCAGA